GCCCTGCCCACTGAAACTCGACGGGAAGCCCTCCAGCGTCGTGATGCCGCTGATGCCCTGCAGCGCGTCCACCTCCACCATGAGCTGGTCGAACGCATACTGGATGCGGTCGTACTGGACATCGTGCGCCGCGGACTGCGCCAGCGAGCCCAGCGCGGCCGAGAAGGTGTTTTCGTAGAAGCGGTTGGTTGCCGTCATCGCGCCAGCCTCCGGGGGGTGTAGAAGACGGTCGCCGAGAACAGCGTATGCGTCTGCTCGTTGTCGGAGTTGCCGGCTACGGTGAGCGACACGTTCGTGCCGTCACCTTCCACCGGGACCATCTTGCGGGCCACGGCCGTGACGCCCCAGTACGACTCGTTGTAGTCGCTCAGGTCGTACACCAGGCCGGCGCCGTACTGGGCCGTCGTGATCTGCTCGGTCGCGCCTTCGGGCTCTCCGGCGTCTGAACTGCCGAACTCCGCCGAGGTGTAGATCGTGCAGGCGCTCGTGGTCTGCATCTCAAGCTGCGCGTCGCGGTAGGTCTTCTCGACCATCGGGCTGCGCTGGCTCAGGGGCTGCAGCTTGAGCGCGTAGGCGATGGAGTCGCCCGCGAAACTCCGCCCCTTGTCGGCCTCGTAGACCCAGCCGTCGTCGTCTGCGTAGAAGGTCCGCGCGATGCCGGCGACCTCCGCGTGCTCGGCCAGGACGATCGTGCGCCCGTAGGCCAGCACGGCCCAGTCAAACTCGCGCTGCCCCTTGGGTAGCCCGCTGATGGCCGTGCCGTCGCTGAAGAACAGGCGGTACTTGAAGTAGTTGGTCTCGAAGACGCTGCACACGCACTCCTTGCCGCGCAGCAGGGACTGGATCTGGAGCGATACCGTGTCCCAGGCGAAGTTGCCAAAGTCCTGCGTCGCCGGGTAGCGCACCACGCCCGGGGTGTCCAGGGCCACCACGCCGCCGATGTCCTGCGCGCTGTCGGCCTGCGCGCCGCTCACGCGGGACAGGGGCAGCAGTTCCCAGTCGCTGCTGGAAGTGCCGTAGAGCACGAACAGCGCGTTGCGGCACGTCACCATCATGGCGGCTGCCGCCGTGGCGCCGCCTACGCTGATGAGGTTGGTGATCTCGTCGCCCGTGCCCAGTTCGCTCGCGCCGAAGACCGCCGACCAGACGTAGGGGTTGCCGATGGCGGAGTGCTGCAGGCTGCCGCGGTAGCCGAAGAACAGATGGTTCTTGTGGCAGCGCACGCTGGTGGCGCGGATGCTGCCCATGCCGGTCGAAAGCGGGACGTAGACCGTGCCGTCGAACTCGAACTCGCGGTTCACGCCATCGCAGCCGTACAGGCGCTTGTCGGACTGCGCCGCCGTGAAGGTGTAGGCGTCGGTCCTGACCCTCCCGCCCGCAGAAAGCGTGATGGCAGTCTGCGCGCCGCTCAGGGTGGCCACGCCACCGCCGCCGCTGGCGCCGGCCGAGAAGTTGCCGCCCGTCCGGCCGGTGATGATGAAGCGCCCAGCCGCCGTTCCGCCCCAGGTGCCGGACTCCAGCACCACGCGCGCAATGGTGGCGCTGGCGCCGCCTTGCGTCAGGGTCTCGCCATCGCTGTACTCGGTGGAGCCTCCGGTGAACGACACCTCCTCGCCCAAGTCCACCGCGGTCCATCCGCTGGTCGTGGCCTTGTGCAGCACCATCGCGGTCGCGCCCACGTTGTCGCGCCACGCGAACACCTCGTCGTTCAGCACCGCCAGCCCGCGCACGCGGCCGGAGCCCGGCACCTTGGTGATGTCGGCCTGGTAGTCGTCGGCGGCCAGCTTGTAGATCGTGTTTTCGACGAACCCGTCGATGGCCGGCGCGGTGTTGCTGACCGTGGCCTTGACCACGCTGGACACCTCAAGGTCTTCGACCACGAAGGTGCCGGTCACGCGGGTCATGGCGATCTTGTCGTCGCTGATGTAGATCGCCTTGCCTGTGGCGCCGGAGGTCGCACCCTCCACGGTGTCGCCGATCGAGATCCCGCTGATGGTCGCGCTGCACTGGAGCATGACGTAGGCGGCCGAACTCGGCGCCGTCCTGCCGTCGAAGGCATCCAGCCCGCGAACCCGCTCCACGCCGCCGTCCACGGCGTACTCGTAGTTGTAGGCCAGCCGCGCCGTGCCGGGCTTGGCGAACAGCGGCGGGACCGACAGGTTCATGCCGCCGCCGATGACGACCGAATCCGGCCGCACATCGACGGTGGGCATCTTGCCGCGCTCGAAGGTGCGAGTCCTCACGACACGTACCGGGTCCGGCCTTGATCGCGCAGCAGTTGGCCGTGCACCAGCGCGTAGTTCTCCTCGGCCAGCGCCAGCAGTTCGGGCTTGGCGTCGGCCTTGGCCTCGTCGATGAGCGCACGCCACACCAGGACCATGTGGAACTTGGCGGGCATGTCCGGCTCGTCGGTATCCGCCGTCAGCTCGGTCGGCTCCATCCAATACTCCGCGCGGAGCATGTACGCCTGATCCGGCGCCGGGCCGACCAGGAAACGGTCCTGCTCGTCGATGGTCCAGACGATGGGCTGGCTCTGTCCCATCGTGAGGTAGATCCAGTGGCGCCGGAACTCGTCCAGGTGGTCATAGGCCAGCGGCCACATGGAGTTGACCTGACCGCTGCGGTAGATCACCGGGCAGTAGGTGTCGTCCTCGGTCCTCCAGCTTCCGAAGCGCGTCAGGCTCAGGTCGGAGTCGCTGTAGGTCTGCTGGCCAGCCACCAGCGCCACGTCGGTCGTCACCCGCATCCAGCGCCACAGGCGCTCGTTCTGCAGGTTGCGCCATGCGTCGGCGATGCGGTTGAACAGCCGTGCGTTGCGGTCGGTGGCGCCGCTCACGCTCGTGGGCGCCGCCGTGGACCGCAAGCTCTCGCTGTGCAGCCTCTGGACCAGTTCGAGGAACGTCACGGCGTCAGCCCTCGAACATCACCTTGTTGAGCCACGCCTGGCCCTTGGGGTTCTCGTCGCGCAGCACGGTGAACGGGTGCAGGCGGTACGGCGTGCGCACCACCTCGTTGCGCGGGCGCTCCTCCATCGCCGTGCCGACCTTGGTCTCGACGCTGTAGGGCTGCGCGCGGGCCAGCACTTCGACGAACTTGCGGCGGATGCGCACCGGGATGCCCACGGGGATCCACTTGCGCTCGCCGTTGACGGCCACGTCCACGGTCGTCGGCGCGTTGCGCTCGCTGCGCGGCTCCAGGCGGATCTCGATCGGCTCCTCGTTGAAGGCTTGCCGGTCGGCCTGGCTCATGGCCAGCGCGCCCTCCTCCACGGTCTCGATGACGCCGGCACCGGAGGGCTGCATCGTCGGCTCGGTCATGTCCAGCACGTCGTAGCCGCGCACGGGCAGGCTCTCGGTGCTGATGGGGCGGTTGTTGGGGACGCCACGCGGCATGTGTTCTCTCCTTGGTGGAAAAAGAGAGGGGGGCCGAAGCCCCCCTCATGGCGGTCTGCGAAGACCCGGAATCAGCCTTGGGCCCGGTAGGTCAGCGTCTTGCTGGCCGCGATGACCGCCAGGGTGGCGTTCTGCGAGACCATGAAGCAGCGGCCTTCGGCGTTGGCCACGCCGGACGAGTCGCAGATGGTGATGCCCTTGTTGGTCGTCTCCAGCGTGCGGGTGCCGGCGGCGGCCGACTTGATGCAGGTGTCGGCGGCCATGCCCTCGTACCACTCGACGCCGATGCGATCCGTGACGTTCACGAACTGGACGTACTTGGGCGTGAAGCCGCACTCCACCAGCAGGTAGTCGCCTGCGGTGATCGCGGTCGCGTCCAGGACGATGCGGCCGACCTTGAAGCCGTTGGCGTCGGCCCCGGGGGCGTTGCCGGTGCGGGTCTGGCCCGCGGTGTTCAGTGCCATGATGGGTTCTCCTTCAGGAAGTCAGGGTGAGGGCGGCCGGGTTGCAGGTGGCCGCGTAGTTGGTGTCGGTGACGCCCGCGTCCGCGTCGAGCTTCGCCGTGATGGCGACGACGGCCGCGCGCAGTGCGGTCAGGTCCGCCAGGGCGGCGTCCAGGACCTTGCGCAGTTCCGTCTCCTCGATCCGCGGGCGGTGGGCGCCCAGCCGTTGCTTGATGCTTTCAGCCATGTTGGTGCTCCAGGTTGGAGACAGGGGCCGAAGCCCCCGTCAGGTCATCACAGAGCGCGACGGCCGACGTTGCAGCAGGCCAGCCAGCCGTTGTTCTCGACCAGTGCGGCCTTCCACCAGGCAGCGCCCACGTAGCCGCGTTGCCCGTTGGGGTCGCTCTTGTCCTTCTGGCCGGGCTTCAGGTGCGTCGGGTCCATCGAGTCCAGGCCGCGCACGGCGATCTGGCTCCAGGCGTCCTCGCCCATGACGATGAACTGGTACACGTCCACGTTCGAGCCCGTGGTCGAGTACAGCCCGGTCGAGCCGACCGAGGCGCCCGCGTCCAGCCGCGAGGGGAAGTCCGGGGTGCTGATGAAGCGCATGCGCTCCACCTTGCCCAGCTCGTTGACCATCGGCGTGCCGTTGGCGTACTTCTCCGCCGGCACGAAGCCGGGCAGGTCACGCACGTCGGGCTCCAGGTCCGTGCTCACCAGCGCCACGTAGCCGCCGGCCACGGCCTCGGTCGCGTAGTTCGGGCTCGCCTTCAGGACGCTCGTGACCATGCCGGCGTGGTTGGCCTGCAGGCCCATCACGATCTTGCGCAGGAGGCCCAGCGTGATCGCGCCGTCCACGGTCGCCACCGAAGTGCCGGTGCCGCCGTAGTACTGGTTGGTCGTGGCCTTCAGGACGCCGTAGTTGACCATCTCGTTGACGAGGGTCATGCGCTCGCCCACCAGCTTGACCATCTCCGCCGGCACGTCGTCTTCGTACAGGTGGACGGTCTTGTCGGTGTAGCCGTACAGGCAGGTGTACTGCTGGATCACCACGGTGAAGTCCTGCGGCACGATGCTCTCGGGCGTCGCGGTGACGCCTTCGCTGGCCAGGTGCGCGTCGCGGTAGGCGGCGGCGCGGTCGCCGGTCACGCCGTTGAAGAACGTGTTGCTCGTGGTCGCCGACGCCGTGGTGGCGCCGTGCGGCAGCCAGCGGCGCGCGATGTAGGTGTCGCTGTTGTTCTTCGGCATCTGCACTTGGCGGCCGAAGCGGGAGGTGACTTCGACAGCCTGGGCGCGCTTCAGGAGGCGGCCCTTGAACTTGTCGATGCGTGCGGTTTGGGTGTCGTACCCGTGGGCGGCCATGATGTGGCTCCTTCAGATTGGGGATTGGGGTCGGCTAGCCTTCTTCAAAGCCAGCCAGGAATGCGTCTTGTGCGGCCCTCGTGGGGCGGGATGCCCCGGTGCCGCGCGGCTGAATGGCCGCCTCGATCACGCTGCTGCGTTCGGCGCCCTGCCGGGCTTGGGGCTTGGGCTTGTTCGCCTCGGCCCACTTCTTCGCCTCGGTCAGCGCTCCGGCGATGAACGCCGGGCTCCACGTCGAGCCCAACTGCTCGCGGTACTTCTCGTCCTTCGTCGCCACCCAGCGGCCGAAGTCTTCCGACTCCTTGAACGTCTCCATGTCCGGGTGGACCAGGAGCACGGCGGCCTTCTGCGTCTCGCGCAGTTCCTGGATCAGCGGGTTGACCGCCGACTCCAGCACCGGCTTGAAGCGCGCACTGAGGTCTTCGTCGCTGGCCTGGGCCGGCGCACGGAGTTTCCGCAGCACGTTGGCGATCTCTGGCAGATCGTCCTGGAAGGGGGCGATGTCCTCGTCCGTGATCGCGCCGGCTGCGTGAAGCTCCTGCAACTTGCGTTCGAGGCCGCCCATCTTGCCGAAGGCAGTGTCGAATCGCTTGGTGAAGGTGCCCTCCAGCTCGGCGAGCTTTTCGGCGGCGGCGCGGAAGCGGTTGAAGTCGTCCTCGGTGACTTGGACGAACTTCGGCTCCGGCTGCTGCTCCTGCTCGGCGGTCTCGGTCGTGGCTTGGTGAGTCGTGTCCGTGCCTTCCTCGGTGGTCGTCGTGTCGGCCGGCGGATCGGTGTCCGTGGGCGTTTCGTCGAAGCCGTCCTCGAAGGCGCTGTTGGTGCTCATCTGCAGTTTTCTCCGAACTCAGGCGCGCTCTGGCGCCCAGGAACAACCGGCGGCGTGACACACGTAGCCGGACCTTTGCCGTGCGCCTGAGTGGCGGGCGGCACAAACGACGAAGCCCGCACAGCGGCGGGCTTCTGGTTGATGGGGAGGGTTCTCAGTCCTCGGTGTTGAGCGGCTTGTCGGCCGCCAGCAGTTCCTTGAGCATGGCGATCCGGCCGCGCAGTTCTGCGGTCTTCCGGTCGTCAAGCGGGGTGTCGTTCTGCGCCCGCAGTTCGGCCAGGCGCTGCTCCATGTGGCCGCGCAGGCGCATCCACAGCGGCGTGCGGGCCTCCAGGTCGTTGAGGCTGAAGCGCTCGCGGCTCACTTCTGGTACGCCTCACCCTCGGGCGCCCGGCCTTCGGGCTCCACCACCGGGTCGGCCACCTGAGGCCCCTTGCCGTCCTTGCCGGCCAGTTCGCGCTGCAGGCTCATCTCCATCGTGGCTTTCGCCAGGTCGGCCTTCACCTTGTCCAGACTGATCTGCTGCTGGTTGGCGTAGCCCAGCAGGGCAATCTCGCGGCGGATCTGCAACTCGGCGATCTGCGCCTCGCGCTCCACCTTGGTCCGCTCGGTCTGCGCGATGACGTGGGCGGTGTCGCGGTCGATGTCGGCCTTGACCTTCTCGGCGGCCAGGGCGTCGCGGCTCTGCGCGGCTGCCACCGTGGCCTCGGCGCGGATCTTGGCGGCGGCGATCGTCGGGTTCTCCGGCGGCGGCTGCTTGTCGATCTGCTCCTGTTCGGCTTCGCTGTACTGGAACAGGCTCGGCGTCAGGCGCTTGGAGCGCAGATACTCCACCACCCAGCGGCGCGGGTCGATGCCGAAGGCCGGGTTGCCGACCAGCGAACCCAGGCCCATGATGGTCTGGTCCTGGATGGCCTTCTCCACCAGCGCGATCGACCCGGACACGTCGGCCTGCATGTCGCCCTTGGCGGAGTCCGGCACGTTCGGGTCCAGCAGCGCCCACTCGTAGAAGTCCTGCACCAGCGGCTCGGTCAGGTCTTCGGCCACGCCGAACCCTACGTCGCGCAACAGTTGGTTGGCGTTGTTGTTCTGGATCTGCGTCGCCCCGAAGGTGTCCGGGGTCGTGTCTCCGCTCTGGCCCTGGGTGATGAGCGGAATGCTCGTGCTCTCCTCGGCCAGCCGGAAGGCAAACTCGATGATGGACAGCAACTGCGGGGTGCAGTTCGGGATGGTGAAGACCTGGAATGCCTTGGACACGTCCTCGATGGACGCGCCGGGCATCGGCTCCCACTGCTTGTCGCCGTAGATGGTGCGGTGCTGATCGCTCGGCACCAGCACCTCGGTGTTGACCACGATCTGGGCGCCCGCCGACTTGCCGGCGTTGTTGACCATGGCGCGCACGGCCCCGGTCATCATGGCCTGCGGGGCGCGCATCTGCTCGGCCACGCCCTGGCCAGCCCAGAAGCCGTGCCGGCGGCGCCAGACCGCGACCTTGTGCGGGAACTTGCCGGACTTCAGCGGGTTCAGCGCCACCTTGATCGGGGTGTCGTTCACCAGCGTGACGATGGCGTAGACCTCCTGCCCCAACTCGCTGCGGTGCGCCTCGTACAACTCGGGGTTGGTCAGCTTGAGCTGGCGCGGGTCGATGCAGCCCCAGAAGGTCCAGACCTTGTAGACGCCCTTGGCCTGCGGCTTGCCGTCCTGCCGGGTGTTGGCCTTGTCCGGGCCTTCCTCGATCACGCGGTCGATGGCCCATGGGATGTAGCCCTTCTGGTCGCGCAGGTCTTTCAGGCCGCGCTCGCTGATGTCGTCGCACTCGACGAAGTAGCTGCCCTGCTGCACGTCTTCGCCGCAGGCCGGGTCCGGGTAGCAGTTCCACAGGCTCACCCAGGAGGTCGTCGGGACCACCTTGGTCTCCATGTCCACCCGGATGCCGCCCTCGGTGGCCACCTTCACGGCCTTCTTGCGGGTCGGGATCGGACCCTTGACGACCATGGTCCCCAGTCGCGCGCCGTCGAAGATGGCTTTGCGCAGCGTCCGGGTGTGTCGGCACTCGACCAGCCAGTCGTGCACGATGTCGCTGGCTTCCTCCGCTGCCTCCTCGGCCATGCGGAGCTTGTTCTTGGCCAGGTCCTTGACGGTCAGCGGCACCTCGGCGGGCGGCTGCGCTTGCGCTCCGGGTTGGCCCGGCGGCTGCTGCGGCCCAGGCGGCACCGCGGCCTGGGCTGCAGGCGGCATCTCGTCGGGGCCAGGCGGCCGGGTCTTCGGCACGCCATCCACCACCACCTGCGTCGTGTCTTCGAGCGCCTTGGACAGTTCCGGCACCGGCGTCGGCTTGAGGCTGAAGGTCTTGCCGTCGATCGGGATCAGGATCTCGCACATCTTCGCCGTGCCGGCGTCCACGTAGCGCGCGGTCAGGCGCGGGTACAGCGTGGAGCGCATCTCGTCCTCTGGTCGGCTGCGCCGCAGCGGGCCGTCCAGGTTCGGGCTCTTGATCCACTGCGCCCACTTGGCGCCGGTCCACTCGTTGCGGTTCAGGTCGTCGATGCCGAGGTAGGCTTCCTCGGCCTGGCGCCAGATGTCCTCGATGCCTGACGCCTCGCGCGCCTGCACGGCCTCGTCGCGCTTGCCGGCCACGTACTGGGCGAAGTCGTCCAGCCGCTGCATGACCAACTGCCGGGCGGATTCGATCTCCGCCGCCACTTCCGGCGGCAGGTCTTGCAGGTCGTCGGTCACTGCACAGCCCCCGCCGCGGCCAGGGCCTCGATCATCATGCCGCCCATGCCGGTCGCCACGAAGTCACCCAGAGAGGGATCGCCATCGGTGGCGTGGTCGTAGACCTCCTTCGCGGCGCCGGCCAGGATGGCGGCGATGACCGCGGCGCCGTGTCCGAACAGGACCATCGCCAGCGCTCCGACCACGATCCCGGCCGCAAGGTGAAGCAGTTTGTCGTTCATGGCAGTAGTCCGATCTCGGCCTCACGTCGGGCCACCAGTCCGGGAAGGACTCGGCCGCCGCCCTTGTTCCAGCGGCGCAGTTGCGCAGGGACTTGATCCCACTCGCCAGCGTTGACCTTGCGGCGCAGGGTGCTGGCCCGCAGGTTCCCGGCGCCCAGGTTGTAGGTCCAGTCCAGCAGTGCAGCCACGCGCTCCGGCGTGTCCGCCCCAGGGCAGAAGGCGTGCACCGCCTTGAGGTAGGTGCGCTCCAGTTCCAGCATCAGCAGCCGGTCGGCGGCCTCGCGGCTGATGGGCTTGTCCAGCAGCGTGACGCGGCGGCCATCGGCGTAGTGCGTCGAGCCGTAGCCGATCGTCGGCACGCCGGCAGGGCACAGGTAGGGCTGCGAACGGAACCCCTCGAACCGCCGGCACAGGTCGGCGGCCATCAGCACTTCGGGGCTCACTTGCCGCGCTTGCTCAGGCTGCGGTCGGCGAAGAAGAAGCCGGCGACCATGGCCATCATCGACAGATCCCACTCGGTCGGGCGAAAGTCAGCCCGGTACAGGATCAGCATCCACAGGGCCAGGCAGACCGTGGCGTAGGCCGGGCGCACCGCTGCGTTCCATGCGTCCACCCACTTGATTCCGCTCGGTCGCATGGCGTTGGCCACCGCCTCGCGGAAGGCCCGCGCCTCCTCCACCATCGTGTCGGCTTCGGCCTGCACGCCGATGGTCTTGATGCCCAGTTCGGCCTGCTGCCGGATCGCGGCCAGGTTGCGCTCGTGCTGCGCCGCGTCCAGTTTGGCCTGCACCTCCAGCAGTTCGACCTCGTGGGCCTGGTCCTGCCGCTTGTTGATGAAGGACGACACCTCGCCCCAGATCATGCGGAAGGCGCTTCCCCCCAGGAAGCTCAGGATGGCGCTGAAGATCACGGCTTGCTCCCGATCGTGATCGTGTGCGTGAGGACCCAATAGACCCCGCTGCCGATCATGCTGGCCACGACGGTGACCCAGGGCGCATGCGTCTTGACCATGCGCCACATCCAGGCCGCGTTCTCGTCGGCGCGCTTCTTCTCTCTCAGGAAGGCGACCTCCTCCGGCGTCGGCAGCGCCTTGCGCAACTCGGCCAGCTCCTTGTGCATCTCGCCGATCTCGTGCGCCATGAACTCGTTTTCACGGCGCATCTCGGCGTTGTCGGCCTCCTGGTCGTGGACCATGTTGCTGCGGCTGAACAGGGTGGCGGCTGGGGCCTGGGCTTCTGGCTGGGTTTCGATGCCCATCTCTACACCGTGAATCCGCGGGCGTTAGCCCACTCTGAGATAGAGCCGATGCGCAGCCCTTTGTGGAGCGCGTAGTCCAGCAGCTCCGCAAAGTCGGTCTGCGCCCAGGTCACGGTGCTGCTGGCCGTGGCCGCCAGGATGTGCCCCATCAACACAACATCTTGGCTGCGCGTCACTGCGGAGTCGACCCAGGTCTTGGCGGTCGCAAGAGAAAACCCGCTGCCGAGTTGCCGTTGGCGAATCACGCTCTGCAGGTTGGCGCGGAATGGCTCGGTATTGCCAGCTCCGGTGCTGCGCCCGATCACCATGCCGTGCGCCTTGAGCGAGTCCACCAGCGCTCCGTCGTGCGATCCCTGCACGAACGGGTGATAGCCAAGCCCGCGCGTCCAGCCCAGTTCGCGCATGCGGTTGCGGGTGAAGCGGTACGCGGTGCAGTAGGTCAGGCGATCGGCGTCCGATGGCTGTGCTGTGGGCGGCAGCTCATCTGGGTATGGCGTATCGGCTTGGTTGTGACTGGCGATGTCGTGGCCGTAGTCGTACATCTCCTGAAGTTGGGACTGCGTGACGTAGAGCGCGTCGTTGCTTCCAACCTGAGTCCAGTTGATGCCAAACGTCGCGTGAAGACCGCGCAACTGCAGCTCTCGATGGAACTTTGAATGGAGGCTGACATCCGCATCGTCGGCCGTCACCACCATCCATGGAGTGACCTGCCGAGGCGCGTAGTGACCTTCGATCCAAACCACGCCGCCGGCTGGCTGTCCGTTGATTCGTAAACGCACGCGGCCGATGCCGTCCGTGGAAAGCATGGTGTTTGCGGCCACGTTGTCCGGATTGACCGCGATGATGTGGTGTCCGTTGGCGCGCTGGGCGTTGTCGTTGGACAGGTTGTAGGTCCGGTCCATGTGGCGCGTGAGGCGGGGGTCGTTGCCGATGTAGGCGCGGATCTGCTTGATGCCCAGTTCGTCTTCGACGTAGACGTGCACGACCAGGTTGGCGCGGCCCGCGGTCCAGTTTGCGGCCACGAGGTCATCGGCGATCACGTCAACGCTGCCGGTGTCGTTGGGGATCGTGACCTTCAGCGCCGGATATCCGAACGGCGATCCGCTTGCAGTCACGGCCATGCTGCCAGTGGCGCCGCTGTTGTTGGTGAGGCTCCAGCCAACGGCAGACCGCCCGGAGCGCAGGCACGATGCGGCAGGCTGCAACCCAGATGGGGCCATCGCCAGCACTTGTTCCACTTGGCTGCGGCTCATCGGAGCGCCGAGGCGCAGTTCGGCCGCACTTGACTGCCCGGATCTCAGG